CGCGTGTTTTTTTTTTTTTTTTTTTTTTTTTCAAATTAAGGGGTTTCTTTCATAAATAATTTTTTTTTAAAGTTCAAAATTTCTTTTTTTCCTTCCCCAAATTTAATTGGCGGGGCGCATGAGGGTCAAAAACGATTTAAATTTTAAATAAACCCAAAATTATTTTGTTCCTTTTTAATATTTCTATATATTTTTTTTTTTTTTTTTCTCTTTTTTTTTTATTTTTTTTTTTTTTTTTATTTTTTTTTTTCCATTTTTTTTCTCTTTTCATTATTTTTTCTTTTTTTTTTTTTTTTTTTTTTTTTTTTTGCAAATTAAAGGAGTTTCTAACATAAATAAATTTATGTAGCAGCTCAGAATTACTATTTTTCCTCCCTCAATTGTACTTGAGGGGGCGATTAAGGCCCAAAACGATCTGAGAGGGGCTTAAGTATCATACACGGTAGGAAAACGCCTACACGCCCTAAATAATCAACTTTCTTAATCACTTCCATTTTCCCGGAACTCTCTAAAGGACTGAAAACGGTGGCACAATACAGTTTATGTCAGTATTGATGACGGATGCTAGTTTTTAGTGAACTAGTATAACACCTTACTTTTACGTTGTAAGAAACGTTGTAAGAACTACGAACCAGGTCTAGGTGGGATAGATAAAAATCCCCCTAGCCTGAAATCGTCTCCTACGGCTCTGTGAAAGAATGGTGTCCATATATTGGTATTACCATCTAATGGATCATTCATACTTAAATTTAATCTGGTTTTTCTACCTGTCTCAAAGGTAGCAGAGCCTTGCATTGTAGCATCTATACCAATCTCAGCGAAAACAGTAGTCGCATGATATTTGGTCATTTGCGGTACATCTGCAACTATACACGAATCAGTAATAGTCTTGATAAGAAGATTACCTCTTGTACCAAGAAAATATAAATTCGGAATAGTAGTAGTACCTATCGAGAGAAACTTACGTCTTATAACATCATCATGAAAAGAACACATTTTAAAATCTCGACACTCAACTCCTGCCGTGCTGAAATACGTAGTAATACGCATCGATCCACGCATCATACAGTAGAGAGGGGCAATATTAGAAAAAGGATCTATATAGACCAGTTTCGTAGGTACAGTAGCTATTATTTCTGAAAATTTAATAGCAAATGGATTAATATTCCATTGAGGAGTAGTTACAGCGTAACCACTCTCATAATTCACGACTCCACCTGCTTTAAGCAATTGGGATACTGAATCAACAGCTTCTCCTGTACAAGCTGCAGCAAATTCATAAGATTTGCTAGGTACTGAAGTAGTACCTATAGTCGTAGCTATAATGGCACATGGATCCTCAGATCCTCCTACTACCATACCAGACTGTAAAGTGGCTGGAAAAACAAATCCAGCTCGCCCTAAACTGGGTGACGAGTACCTACTCGCAACTTCAAAGTCAGGTCCACCACGAATATCACAGAATATAGTAATAGTATCACTAGCTCCTGTAATAGATGTTTCTAGTTGGTCAACAACATAAATTTGTATATAACCATTATTTTGTCCTCCCGAAACGTTCAAGAACTGGGAATTAGACATATAAGGGATAGTAACTTCAAATTCATTACCCTCTCTAATGTCAATGATTTCTCTCATTAAATAAGCAGTATTTGTATATGTAACAGTAGGGGCCACAACATTAGCTGTAGGTACAAAACACACTAATAAGCGAGCTCGATGAAATTCAGTCTTCACTATAGTGAATCTATATATCAAGGAACCTCTCCAAAGATTGAACAAGCTAGAAATATAACAAATAGGAGTCTCATTAACTAATGTTGCCCCAGAATCTACTGTAGTCTCATAGGCATTATTAGGGGTGCAACTCTCATTAAAAACAATAGTTCCTGCCGCTGTTCCAGTAGTTATAGTGAAGAATCTAAACATGGCTGATCTCTGGAATAAAAATGCCAATGACATTTCATCTTCCGAAGTACCAGACCACCCATTTAGAAATCCTACACTATTAGTAGAGGATAGCGCAAAATTCTGAGCAGTTGACTTCTTATTATAATTAGATAAATAGGGGTTAGACCACTTAGTCATACGACAAGGCGGATCATTAATTCTAGGGGCCGCGAATCCCCAAGCGTAAGCGGCTCTTGATGCAGCATCAAGCATCCAACTCATTGGAGTAGCTAATAAAGTTAAAGTCGGTATAGCACTCAATGCAGTCGAAATTGTAGCACCTAATTTGAGAGAATTGGAAATGGTGCGATCACTTTCCATCTCTGTAGTTAGAAGATCTTTCTTCTTCTTTCTTTGTGTCACTTGAAGACCACTTTGCGGTACAGTAGCTCCAAATAATTCAACATCCTCCAGATGACAATATAAAGTGTAACCAAAAGATCCTGATCCACCAAGAGTAGTGACATTGGATAAACCATAGAAATAAACATTTCCGGGCGAACCCACTCTACCAGCTACCCAAGGAACCAATCCCATAAAAGATTGACAAGTATTCCAAGGAATACGTAATTGGACAGCCGAGTCACAGTTTATATCGCATTTAACGTGCATTAGGGTAGATACTTGAACGTAGGAGTGACAATATGCATTATTATAAAATGCACTATTAGTGGGATTTCCTCCATAAGGAAGAAAAGCCAATAAATATAAACCTTGGTCAAATCTACTGGCATTTACCTTAAGATTAAAAACAATTGTAGCTTTTATACCGTAATATCCTTTAAGTTTGTCCATCCAAACTGGATGAGCAGTATTATAGATATATCGAGTAACATCCTCCATCATTATAGCTTTCGAACTAGCAGTAAGCAAAGTTCCACTAGCAAAAACCATAGGTTTAGCTAAATAAGTTTTAATATCTTGATAAACTCCATCGGTCGCTATAACGCTTTTAGGCAAAGTCATAAGATTTGAAGGTTTCGCGACACTAACAACATCTTGGTCAGTAAACTCTGTAGTTCCATCAGTTTCTTTATTTGTGATGGTGGAAGTAGTATCAACACCAGCAGTCGCACCAGATATGTTACCACTTTGAGCTTGTAATTTTCCGAGTTCATCTTTATATCCTGCTTTAGTCATAGGTTTATGTACTCTTCCAAAATAGTCAATAATCTCTTCAACTTGAAGAGGGGGGCTTCTTGGGCCTGGCTTTTTGATCGGGGATTCGGCTTGAGTACTTTTCATAATTTGTTAGTTATTTATTTTAAAATAGGGGTCTTTCCCTCCGGCCAGGTTACTACCATCGAGCGAAATTATCGCTATCAGAACATTTCTATTTCCCTACAAAGTAGTCAAATATGTACAAAATTCACGTCTTATCTTAAATAATAAGCATATTTTTGGATTTTAAATTTTATATTGTTTTTGGTTTTTATATTTTATTTATTAATTTAGGGTCTATAAAAGGCATCACTTTTAAGAATTAGATACTTATTCACAGACTGATCTAAAACATTAGGAACCCATTCTAATTCCTCAAAACACGCATTCTCAATAATGCGCTCATAATACTCATATACGTCATCAGGCCAAAGTGAAAGTTCTCTAAGTGCCCATTCGACGTTGGTTTTAGTTATACCTATTGGATCCGTTCTTCTGGTCCACCCAGGCGTAACTAATATAACCTCTAAATCTAAAGGACATATATATGAATCAGTCTCCGGGTCTTTTACATAAGATCTCTTCAAAAAAGTAATTTCCTTCAACAATCTAAGAGAATATTCAAATTCTTGTTTTGTGTCAGAAGTATACTTCAAATCCAATTCTATCATAAATTGTTGTATAGTGTACTCATTAAAAATATGCCTTTTGTGTATATGAACAGAAGCGTTAGCATCATCACCATACACTATCAAGTACACATATTTATTAAAATAAGGTATACACGCCAGATCAGATGCATTGACTCTATACCAACAGTATCGAAAAGCTATTAAATTATATAGGGAATTAACTATAACGGTCAAAGGATGCCCACTAGGTAATGAATTGTGCCATTGAAATACGTGATTGTTATGCAAATGTTTAGATTGCGTCAATTCCAGCCATAAAATATTTCTGACTCCTATATTTTGACTACCATCATCATACCAATCATTTATCAATCTAAGTATCACATTATACACCACTCTCTTCCCAGAGCAATCAAATCCTGAAAAATCACCAGCTACAAATCCTTTTTCATCCTCTTTAGAAAATTTACGAAGATGCATAGCTATACCATGCCATTCTTTATATGGGTTCACACCTACTCCTATACTATTACCGACTCGATTTTTAAAAATCCAGTTTGTAAAAGCTCCAAAGTATCTTCTTACTAATAAGAGATAATCAAAGGGAACACCAGAAAACAATCTAGTCTTCCCCAAATTAAATTTCTCCTCGGAAGTCTTTTCATCTTTTAAATTGTCAACATATACTACTTCTGGTCTGTTGCCCTTAATGTATTCTTCTTCTAAGGTTAGAACAGTTTTAACGAACATATTTCCAGCAGGAGTCAAGGAAGGTTCAGGTAGCGAACCTAACCACTTCTGTTTCCCAGGTATACCAGCCCTTTCTAAACAAAAAGGAAATCCTGGACTAGATATCCTACTAATAGGACCATAATCAGGATCATTATCTATTCCAAATATAGTCTCCTCTATAGTCAAAAGTCTCTTGGTGACCGCAATTTTTGAGCGGTTTTTGAGATCACCAGAGAGACTTTTTCCGATAAAAGAAATAGCTACCATATCGAGAGATATATCATCTCTATCGTATTTTGTGATGGCCTTAATATAAGCTGAATGTGACATTTCCGTATTGCTCATTTGTTTCATGGGCCATTTTCCATACAAAGGACTTTTCATCAACGTTGTTTCTGTAACGTGTCTAACTCCTTCCGCAACATCATAAAGTTGAGGTAATCCAGAAGGTAAAGAAGTATCTATTACGAAACCAGCCTGAGGTTCTAAGGGATCATTTATTGTGAATTCCTTAGAAGTAATAGAAATATATATTTCTTGCAAACAATCTCGACTTATTGGTGATGAAAAACCATAAGTGGTAGTACCTTGACATCCAGCAACATGCATTCCAAAAATTTTTGATTTTCTTCTTGGGTCCTCTATAATAAACAAGGATCCACAATCTCCTTCTGATGTACTAGCCGCATATTGGAAGGGGCGTACTAGAACATAGTCGGGTACATCTCCACCTCCATCTACAACTCGCTCTTCGCCTATAGTACAAAAACCGGTATGCTCAGTGATGGTATTCCTAGGCATACCAATTAACCTAAAGGCAAAGTTATGAGGAAGAGTCCTAAATTCTGATTCAGGAGGAAACTTCGATATAATATTCTTATGCGTCATTACTATAGTTCTGGGTAAGATCACACATACGCAATCTCTATCCTTCATATTTTCTGTTTGATAAATGTTTCTTGCATCAAGAAAAACGTCTAAAGTCATAAAGCAAGCATCACGCATAGTATCTCCCACTTTACGCCTAAGTTTGATCACAGAACTTTCTTTCGCAGGACAATTCTTCTCTTTAAAGGCTTTTTGCAATTTCCCTACAAAATGAGAGGGCATAACTGCCACATTATCAAATATGAATGTAATCATACCCAATTCTTTCCACTTGGTTTCGGAAATAATTTCATCATGAGATTCAAAGCAAAAGAACATTTGATACAAATTCCTTCTTATAATGGAATCAGTAACAGCTCTACCATTATCATCGCGCACTCCACCCATCTGGGGACGTATACGCGCTCTCTGTTCTCTCCTTTGATGTAGCATGAAATTCGATTGGGCTTTTGGAACCTCATTAAAGAAATCTCTAATAAGTAATGTTCGAGGCATCTTGCCATCTGGTCTTTTATGTTTTTCTGTTACTTCCCAGAGATCTCTTATTAGTCCACAAGTATGATATTCAACATCACCTTCCTTATAAACATCCACAATTTCCAATTCCGGAGATACAGATGGATCTCCAGGAGCGTACATGGAGCATCCTTCATTTAAACATGAAACGTAATGTCGAGTTTTCATACCATAAGTGGCATATAAGTAGGTAACAATTGGTAACAGCAACAAACCAAATGAAACCCACCATACAGCATACTCTTTCATGATTCTAAACATAGGAGAAACATATCTAGACATAATGTCCTCACAAGAAATCCAAATATCTTTACACCTAGTAACTAATGGGGAATCAAAGCCTACATAAGTTTCAAACATTAAGGCTGATTCTTCACTAATACTCATAAGTATTTCCTCAAATTTCTTATGAACATGAAATGATCTGATAAATTCAGAAAATTCCTTAGCATAAGAATCTATCAATAGTAATATAATCGCGCGTTGGGAAACAGCACAATTATGTAGCCTATTGAAATATGTTTGTATATAATATAACTTATTATATTCAATATCTCCAGCCTTCTTCAATTTCTCGCAAAGAATATCATATTTTCTAGCAACTTTTTGGTTAACTCTATCAAATAGCGAAAATTTCTCCTTCGCTAAGATATCCTCAACCTTAGAAGAATCAACTTCCAATAAGGCGTCCAATTCATCCATAAAGATAGGAGGTGTAAACTTTTTCATAGTTATCTCAAGTTGCTTATTCTTTTGTTCAAATCTCCTAATATTCTCTCGATAACCTGAAACAACTTTCTCCACCACATCCTCAAAGGTGTAGGTGAAACCAGTTCTATCAGCCTTCTCAAAATTGTAACTTTCATACACAACATGATTGGGTTCAAAATACGTCCCATTACTATCCTTGGGAAGTTTGCTACCGTCTAACATGGGTCTAGATGATGGTCCGTCTTCTTTCTTTTGAAATTCTGGTTTTACAGTAACATATATAGGAATATGCATCCTTCTCCATAAAGCAGAAGGGTCATTCAAACTAGGAACAACATATAATTTTTCACGGTTGGTAGTAGCAATAATAAATGGAGAAGTAAAGAACGTACACCCTTTCTTATCCAAATCAGCCATATGACAAATCAAAGGATCTTCACCAACCATCCGTATCATCTTCATATACTCGTTGTCTGGATTACCGGCTATATCAGAACACTGACCAAAGTCATCAAATGTTGCAAAGATCTTATCATTGTTGTAACTATCATAATAAACATTTTCAGGAGCAACAGGATAAACGTATCGCCCAGTATCAGAATTAAACATCTTAAGAAATTTCGCATCTTCAGAAAAAGCTCTATTAGCTATAGCTGTGATGAAATGGGAAACCATTTGAGATTTTAAATGACCTGGTGGTCCAACTAAAACAAGAACGATAGGTTCTGGTCTTCGACCATCTAAATTGTAATTGGATTCCCTCATTTTATTCGACAAAGAAGTCAACATATTTAATTCAGCTGTGATGGCAGATATACTAGCAGATTCTTTCAATCCTAATCTTATTTTCTTTCCGGTCTCTATCATAGAATTGACTCTATGATAGTTAGTATCAGAATATATAAACTTTTTCTTATTAATTTCGTTAACGACTTCTTGAACATCTTCAACGAACTTCTTAACTTCTACATTATTAACAAATAAATAACGCATACTAATAGGAACAATAGAACCATAACCAGTATAATCTACTGCTGCTACAACCAGTTGCGACATCCATGTAATAATGCTTACAAGTCCTTCTTTGAATTTGTTGAAGTTACCAACGACATTCATGATATCCTTTATCATATTCGGTTTCAATTCTATAGCAAACAATCCTCCTAAGAGTAAAACTGCTATACTAGTAGCCATATTAACTCCCGTTAATAAACCAGACTGAGGTTTAGTAACCGTCAATTCTCTAATAGTAGATAAGGCCCTAGTTATCAAACCATACATATCTTTTCCGGCGAAGATTAGCAAACAAATCATCGACACCAAAAACAATTTATACCTTCCTTCTGCACTACTAACTATAAGATGTGTTGTAGTAGCGCAAAAGAAAATAATACTCATCACTTTCAGGGTTGCATTTGTCACTATACCTGTGCCAGATTCAAATACTTTACTAATTGATTCTTTAGCTTGCTCTTTGATATCTACATTAGTAGTGACCAAATTATCAAGCTTCGTTATAAGACCTCCTATCAAAGCTCCATTAGCTTCAATAGACGGAATCTTTTCTTTAAAGAAAGAAACTATCTCGTCTAAATCACTAGAAGTTTGACTAGAAATAATATCGAATGGAAACATTTGAGGTTGTAATTTAGGAAAACCATTGTCATCAATTTTCCGCCCATTCGAGGTTAAACTCTTATGAAAATCCTTCAACCAAGAAATACCTTCTAAAATGGCAGCCTTAGGTTCACTCTTTATATCCAGTATATCACTATCTTGATCTTTAAGGGAAAAAGTAAAAGATAATTTAGATTCTAGTTTATTTCTTTCTACAAAATAAAACTTGAAGGAACACTTTTTGAATATAAAAGGGTTATTCTTATTATCGAATCGAAAGCTAGTATCATACTTAGCTGATTCTGTAAAACGCACATCTTTCTTTGGAGTATTAATAGCATCAAAACTCTCGTTAAACACGATAGTATGGGTACCATTAATGGGATCATGATGAATAATTCTATCATCTGAAGAAGATTTGAAATTTCTACGCTTCAAACCATTCGACATCAGAAAATTATAAAAATTTCTATTTAATTCTTTTCTCAGAAATTTTACAGTCATGTTAAAAGTCATATTGACTAAATTGAAAGTAGCGTCCTTGCTTATTGAGTGGGTGGGCTTCTTAGGCCTGGCTTTGTTACACACGGGTACTTCGTTATTCTTTAATGTTGTGCTCATAATTGGAAAAACGTTGTACTGGTAATGTTCTTTCACACCGTCAAGTCAACGACTAACGGGATTTTTATAGTCATCCACGACTAGTTTCTTGAACCACTGCGTACACCTTCGCTTTTCTAACGGCTAATTCCCACAATTGTTGATCTAAACTAATAATAGAACTTAATAAAAATATTCATTCTCCCTCGGGAGTAAATATATCTTTCAGAGCTACTTTCACAAAGATCTTCAAAAAGGTACTTGCTCGAATTGAAGATATCGAACTCGTCTACAAGACCCACCACAGGCTAATGTAGCATATTTTTGGTTTTTAAAATTTTTAAATTTTTAAAAGTTTTTGTTAATTTTTATCACGAGACATGGATATTTTAGCTCGTGTCCACATAGGGTATATAGATAATCATATGGGAAGAAAAATAGGATTTGTTTTGTGCAGACAAGAATGCATCTTAAGGAGTTTTCACTATAGAAATAGGGTTACATAGTGAACTGTAATAGTGCCACGTCAACGTATTTAACTATAGATGGGTCCATCCTACAAGTAGAATTCCAACTACACGTGGCATTAGAGAATTATCACACTCGGTTAAGAATTTTTAGCGACGTACCCTTAGGCGATATTTGCGATCGGCATAGAGCAACGCTATTCTCGTAATTAACCCAAGGTATGAGTTAACTTTTTGCCTCAAGAATGCATCTTAAGGAGTTTTCACTATAGAAAT